GGGGGGACAGCGAAGTCGATAGCAGAAGCTAGAGCGTCCTTGACGTCGTCGTGAGGAGGATTAGTGAAGATGAGTTCTTCTTCGAGGATCTGGGTATTACCTGAAGGGTAGTGCCAGATCTGGCCGTTGGCGTACCTAGGCTCTAGGACTGCGAGGATACGTTCCTCTTTAGTGCCTTCCCTTACTGTGGGACGGAACTCGTCTACTGAAAGACTGAGCCCGTAAGGGCGAATGTAATTGTCCTTTAAGTCCTTTACGATAACTTTCTGTGCCACCGAGACTTCGCATCTGATTCGTCTGAACCCCCAGTAGTTGTGGAGCTTAAGGATGTGATTAAAATACTCCGAGATCTTATCAGTCTTGAACCGATCGATCTCTAGGATGTAGTAGTTGTTTTGGCTGTCGGTTCCAATGACGACGATGCTTGTGCTATCAGCTGATTTCGTAGTGCTGTAAGCGAAGTCGACTGCTGCACAGATGTTAAGAGGCTCTCCTTTGAAATACCATCGAAAGTCCCGCTTAGTGAGGTGCGCGGTGTCGTAGTATTGGAAGAGCGTTCTATCAATTGGTGAGGAGTCAGTGTCGTGTGGGTCGTTGTAGTACTGGGCACGGAAGTGTACTTGGTTGAGGTATTGGGATTTCTTAGTTCGGAGGATAGTGTGATCAAAACCAAACCACTTCCCATCTGAACGTTGTTGACGGGGCCAGAGAAATTGTCCGGATCCATCGCCAGCCGTTTCAACAGGATATTCCTTAATGTCGAATAAGGAGACGGTTTTGTTGACATTGCCTATTTCGTCATAGAAAGGTATATCCATGCTAAGAAGATCAGCGTACAGATCGAGGGGATGGTATCGGGTTCCAACAACCCATTCACGAGCGTTGACAGACTCAATGGATGAAAGATAACCATATTGATCTCTTACTCGTTGTCTGCCGTCTTCGGTGTAAGCGTTTCCAGTAACCACCACGTCGTCGAGGACAGCAATATCACAGTGCATGCCAATGATATTACTAGTGAGACCAGCTGTAAAAATACTTGGGTCTCTAATTGACTCAGCGCGTCTACGGGGGTCATCTAATGATATTTCTCGTTCGGTCCACTTCTCACGCTTAGCTTCTTCCTTATTAACCATCTCAGGCCAATACAGACGGTAGGTGTCGTCTGTGAAGATATCCTTAATAAACTTAAGTTGCTTAGTAGCTAGATTGCTGGTAGAAGATATGTAGAGAACTCTAAGCGTAGGATCCTTAGTTAGTTCCCATGCCACACGGTAAGCGATCAGCGCCGACTTCATGTGGTCTCGAGGCAGAAGAAGGAGTTGGTGTGATTTCGCGCCGTCGCTGGTCCACCACGATATTACTTCCCTGTGAATGTTCCCCAGCAGCCGTTTCGGGTGAACGAGATTGATGAACTCTTCGAGAGAAGACTCGGCTAGTTCTCTTCGTTGCGCGCGTAGTTGTTCTACTTCGGATGTCTTGGGCCTTCCGACTTTACCAGTGGTAATTTTCATATGCTTGCAGGTTTATTCCGCGGACGCCCACCGAGCTGCCCAACAATGCGTGCGTGCTTTGTTATGCTTGCTGGTTTCTTATATTTCTTATTTCCACCGGGCATTAGCGGCTTTCATAGCAATTTGAGTACGTTGTTGAGGAGAGAGGCTTGCTGCCCTGGCGTGTCCACCTGCCGTAGCTAGAATCTTCGCAGACTTCGCTAGCTCTTTATGGTGAGAAGGAGGGTATCTATTGTTGTAAGTATCCGAATTATGCTTCGGTCTGAACAGTTCGCCCTTGAGACGTCCACCTACTACAACTACGGGTTCGGGATCAGTGATGTCCCAGCTGAAACTCCAGCTTATACCCCAGGAGTCACCCCATGTAGAAGCCATTACGGCCCCCAGGGATCTACGAGAGTACCTGTACCAGTTACGGTAACGCCGTTGACAACACGGATATTAGAATCAACTCTGTTGGCTATGGTGAAGCTAAGGCTGTCTGTCTTGGCTTTGATGCCAGTAATGCCCGCATTATCAGGAGCTGTGTAGCTTGCAGAAGCTAGGCGACTAGATACGGTGGCGTCGAGATTGCTGGCTGTCAGTCCTGTGACTGAACCTACTGATCCATTGACGTTACCGGAGACTGTAGTGACGGTTCCGGCTGTTTGGTTGGTTGTGTTTGCGATTGTTCCTGTAGGGAACGTCGCTGCAAGGAAGCCAGTGGGTTGCGTATAAGTAGCCATACGACTAGAAATAGCGGCATCAAGATTAGTAAGTCCACCAGTGGATGCTGAAACAACTTCGAAAAGCACTCCCACATCGTCAATTGTTCCTTCTGTCCCTCGGATAGCGATGGGACCTAGTGTATTTGTGTCTGTCGTACTGAGAGAAACTGAGTACCATCCGGCGGATATGCCTGTCGCGTTAGTCGCGCCAGCGCTGGGGTTGCCGAATGCACCTCCGTTTTTACTGATTGTGATAGCGATAGTCTTGCCAGTTGCTTCTGTGACATGGTCTGATGACAGGTATGCCTTGAACATAACTAGCTTGGTAGTGGATTGAGCGATAGCTAACATTAGAACCCTGATGCGCCTCTAGCGCGTGATATGCCTGTACTGCCGCCTCCACCAGTATCTTGGTGTTGGTACGCGCCTACGTCTGCATAGTTGTTGACGCCCCAAAAGACTGTAGGGAAACCAGCTGCTCTGAGAGCTGCGCCAGTACCGACTGTATTGTTTAGACTGAAGTCTGCACTTCCGGGAGCTGTGAATACAGTACCTGTAGGTGTAAGGGGATTGACATCACTTATACGACCTGTAGCCGGAGTACTACGTCCGCTAGTATTGTTATATGAAGAGCAGTTTAACAGAACAGTCTGACCTGTACCCCCCGTCCATCCGAATGTACCATTGTTCTCTGCTATACAGTTGAAGTAAGCACAGCTGCTATTTTGAGGTAAGAAGCCTGCTTGGGCGTTATTGTAGGACACACAGTTTGCGTGAGTAGCTCCCAGACCAAAGCCACTGCCACCTGTCGTATTATAACAAATAGTTCCGTAACCTAAGCCAGCGGCACCTGTATTATAAGCAATAGCATTCTGACCTGCAGCTACGGTATTATCATGTACACTGCAGAAGTAATTCTGATTTGTAGAAAGACAAGCAGATGCACCTGTTACGGTATTGCCTGTAATCTCACAAAGGATTGCACGTCCATTGGAGTTGTTCATCAGAACACCGCCGGTAGTATTCCATGTGCCGTTCATAGCCTTGACGTACCAGAACTCACCAGACATTACCGAAGCTCGGCTAGTAGTCTGGTTATTACAGTCTAGAATAACTGACTGGAGAAAGTAAAACGTATTGACGTTGGTAAATATTACGACGTTCGTAACACCAGCATTGAATTGGATAGTAGGCCTGTTAGCTTGTAACGGCCACGCATACCGAGTACGGCTCGAGTCATAACCGATCCACCAAGTACCACTGCTAGGAGAGACACACCCACCTGATACGTTATTGGAAGTACTGGTTATTACATAAGGAGAAGGATCGTATTGAATAAAGGTAGTGACGTTAGTTACGTTACCACCGGACACCTGAGCAGCGGCTGATCCTCCAGGAGAGAAAAGAGCTCCGCCAATCTTAAGGGTTACACCTGTACCCGCTGTCAAACCAGTTGCACGGTCTACGGTAATCTGGGTAGCAGAAGGACGAGCTGTGATTTGATACCAGCCCTGAGCTACAGCACCTGTACCACCAGAGACAGAAATGATATTGCCAATGACGTCTGTGCCGAAAGCAGCAGATGCACTGGTAATAGTAGTAGTACCTGCAGTCACACCGTCGGTGACGGAGTACTGAGGAGAAGTTTGCTGAGACCAGTCAGTTCCAGACGCGCCTGTGACAAAGCCACCGCCATTGGTGTCGTTGCCAGCGAGACGTACTTCGAAGACTGTATTAGCAGAAAGAGCCACTTACGGGATTACTCCAGTTACAACAGTGACGCGTTGAGCTCCATTGGTGTACGGAGTCTGAGAGACGTAAAGGCCACCTTCAGGGGAAGAAATAGGATTAGCGCCTGTCACAGGGACGGGAGCAGTTCGGACGTTCCATGCACCGCAAGGGGCATATTTTCCTACGTACGTCAGTCCATCGACAACGACGACGTTATAACTGCCGTCAGCGGCGTAGAGACCCGTATAGGTCGCGCCGTTGACAACAGATACATTCAACGAACCATCAGCGGCGTAAGTCACGAAACGTAACCTTTACCATGAGAGAGCTCGTCTAGTTTTTTTTCGATCATTGTGAGACGATTGTCCTGTACTGCCACGGTAGTTAAGACCTTTCCCATATTAGAAAATGCCTCCGTCATAGTTTGCTGAGCCTTCTCTAGATGTGTGACGTCATTCTGGAGGAGAACGATATCTGATTTCATGTTATAGACTAAGCCTATGACGCTTGCGATTACGGTAAGTATCGTAATGATATTACCTAGGGAGACAGTCCAATCAATCACGGTATTACTCGGGGATCATGCACCAAGCAATGCCAACAACGAAGAGGGGTTGGGACATCGGAGGAGCTAGCCAGAGTGCGACTGTACCGGCGACGATAAATCCGACGGCGAATACAATCTTAACGATATGAAGTGCCTGGGCCATTACTTCGCCTTTTCAGACTTGTCAGTCTTAACCTTGGCATCGAAGGATTTCTTAGCTTCGACGTCAGCGGCCTTATTCATTTCGTCTAGTTTCTTCTGCTGCTCTTCGCGTTGAACACGGGCTTCGGCTGCTTCCTTGACGGAAGGATCAGAAGGAGGTGTTACTTTTCTTC